TTTAAACCAGATGATGATGGCTTGTAATGCCAAAATTAACTCATAAAATTATAGGATAGACTGATGAAAATCAATACTTTAAGCAATAGCGGTACAGAATATAAATCTAATGGCAAGGTTATAATAGTGCAAGCTATTATGGGAACCGGAGCGGCAGCGATTGAAGCCAAAGTTTCAGGTAATGGTCTTGAAGCCTCTGGGTTTACTCCAATATTTACATTTTCAGCAGATGAGTGGAAAGAAATTCAATTGCCAAATTCATGCGTTTACAGGTATGTGATTACAGGTAATTCAGAAATAAGCGAAGCATAATCTGTAATTAAAATAAGGCGCACAACAATGTCGTTAGAGCAGGATACGATTACACAAGTTGAGATTCAAAAAAATAAAGTTGAGGCGCTTTATGATTTAGTTGGGTCAATGACAAATGAAATGTCGGCTTGCACTCACGCAATGACAGCACTAACAACGCAGTTTGCAGTTTACACTGAGAAGCATGACAACACTGAAAAATCGCTTCATGCGCTTGTCGCGTCACAAACGCGCATTCAAGACAGTATAAACAAGCATTCCATATCAATTGCAGAAATGAAACCTACTGTTGACTCTGTTCGTGGTTTAGTCTGGCGCGTTATAACAGCTATAATTTTGGGCATGGGCGGTTTGGGTGTGCTAGTTGCCGAGTTAATAAAATGACGTTTAAATTTAGCGCAACTAGTGTCAAAAGAATGGCGGGTGTAAACGCCAGACTTGTTGACGTTGCTGAGCTTGCACTTGATCTTTCACCTATTGACTTTGGCATTCCTGAGCTTGGCGGATTAAGAAATGCTGACGAGCAACTTTTGCTTTTTTTTAATGGTAAGAGTCAATTAGATGGCATAAAAAAACGCAGCAATCATCAGTCTGGAAATGCACTTGACGTTTTTGCGTATGTCGATGGCAAAGCAAGCTGGGATGAAAACCATTTAACAACGGTGGCAGCGGCAATGCTGGAAGCTGCAAGTCGTTTAGACGTTAGGGTAGCGTGGGGAGGCCACTGGAAAAATTTTAAAGATATGCCGCATTTTGAGGTTATAGGGTGATAAACCTATTTAAGCGTATATTTGGCAGTCCAGAAATAATTAAGGAATCTTTATCGTTAATACGTGACGCTGGCGATGTTATTTGGTACACCGAAGAAGAAAAATCTCAAGATGCCGCTAGACGAGGCGCTCAATCAGATAAGTTACTTATTGACTGGATGGAATCAAGTAAAGGTCAAAATTTAGCCAGGAGAATGCTTGCTGTAATGCTAGCGTCTGTGTGGATGTTGATGTTTTTACTGTCTACTTTGGGGGATATGATAGCACCTTTTTTAGCGTTGCACTCTGACCCTGCTTTTATGGGTGCGTGGCGTGAATCGTCAGATGCCATAGACGGGCGCACAGAACAAATGACGGGCGCTATGATGCTAATACTTGGATTTTATTTTGCCGCACCCCATCTAAGTAAAGTAATAGATGGAGCGATGAACAAATTTAGCGGCGTTAATAAATAACCCCTAGTATGTGAGCTTCTAATTTTTTATTTTCAATTTTTCTAGCGGCGACCATACGCAGTCTAAACGCTTCTCTTTCTATTTCTTTTGCGTTGTCTTTTACTAATTTTCTACTGAGTATTATTTTAGCCGCCACTTCTTCCGGTGTCATTTCCCTCATTAATATACTCCTAATTAACTACTGTATCCGCTTTAAATTCCTGCCGCATTTCCTTAGCAATGATGCGCAATTCTTCTGCGTTATCTTCAGGAACCCATACGTTTACGCGCATCATTCCTTTTTGCTTATTATTTTCTCGGTACTTGTCCTGCGCTCGTTTTAATGATTTTGATATTGCCATTTTATAAACTCCATTCGTAGTTGTGTATATAGTACGCTTACGCTAAAAGGTCGTCAATCCTGTCGTTTAACTTAGTTATAAGGTTTTCGTAATCATTTTCGTAATCATCTTTAAACCTGTCAGCTATTTTAACTAGTATGTCGTGGAATTTTACCCTTTGCGATTCACCAAATTTCTTTATGCCGTGGTCTTTTAGTAAATTGTTTGACACTCTTAATCGAACCCTAGAGTTGTTAATGGTTACTCGGACTTCGGCGGCTTGAGTTTTGTTTTTTATTATGGACGTAACTACAGCCGCTTTAGTAACTATATCAGTAGGGTCATTTCTATCCATCAAATCCCTTGCCATATTATCTATAAGTTTCATTGGTATCGCACCCTCAAAATACTCCATTAAAACTTCCGCCGCTACATCTGGCCTGCTCTTAGTCTCGTCAATCATTACTTCTTTAGCGCGTGTACTTGGCGCTGGTGAGTTAAGCATAAGTAAATCTGGTGTTAGCGTGTGTAACCACCGCCATACACTTCTTGCCCATGCTGGTTGCCCATCATTACTTTTTATATCTATCCAAGCGTTTAAACGCTCAAAATAATCTGCGCTAGCAGGGCTTAAAGTATTTTGGATAACGTACATTCTGCGGTCGTCTCCCATTGCGCCTATGGCGTCAACGTGATTAGTCAAAAGTAAGTAACTTGTGTACAGTGTAGTGCTTCGCTGCGCGCCGTATTTTGCGTTTATAACCATGTTCTTGGGTCTTGGGTCTAGTAAATCTTTAAGCGTTTCATACACTTTATATTTACTCTGTCCGTTACTTATTATTTCATCACAGGTAACAATCCCTGCTTCTAACCAGTCATTAAACGCACCTGAGTTCATAGCCCCGCATAACTGCTGGAAAGAAACTTTGTTTACATTTTCTGGTGTGAATAACGATGTAATCATATCGGTTAGCGTGGTTCTACCAGTACCTTGAGCGGGTGCAACCATTAAAATACCAGCACCTTTAAAAGTCGGGTCTTGTGCTTTTGCGGCTAACCACTGGGTAAAATAATCTCTTTCTTCGTCGTAAGGTATTAAATACTCAAGAAAGTGTTTAAACATGCCCACATCTTTTTCGTCTGATTTACCTTTACCCCACTGAGGTTCTGCGTAAGTGTTAATATATTTAAGCCCGTCGTATTTAATTACTTTCTCGCGTGACGATGGGTCATGTTTTAAACCTTGTACGGTAACTCTGTTAGGTGATGTAAGCCATAGCGCACTTTCGCAGACTAGCTTGTCTTTACCTTTGTAATCGTAAACAGCTACTTTTTTAGGGTGCGCGTTCTTGAAACCTTCTATCTTAACAACTGCTGGTTTATTTACACCTCGTATGCGGATAGCGGCGTTATCTGATATTGAGTAAGCGTAGTCAGCTACCAAGTCAGCTACGTTATCAATAACTGGCGCTTCTATTCCCGATTCTCCGGCAACATGCTTTAAAAAGTCAGTAGTATTAAACTCGCTGCAATGGTCGTGAAAGCATTTAAACCCTCTACAGTTTGAAGAATTGCCGCCCCGCCCTATTGGTGAGTATCCTGCTGAACCATCCCCACTAGTATGCCCCTCAAGCCACGGGCATTTTACTTTTACCCAGTCGCCGCTATCATCAATCACTAAATCCTGTTCATACAACCATTCAAGAACAGGGTCTATAACCCCTGCTAAACTGGCAGCAGTCGCTTTTATAGGCGACCATAAAGATGTACCTGTAAATCTAGCAGACTTACCTTGTTTGGCTGTGCCTATGTCAGCTTCTACGTCAGCCCATGTTACTCCGACATCTAAAATATCTAACAGGTCGTTAGGCGTCCAGTAATCAGTATTCATAGCGGTTAGCCGTACTTTAAAGTCTCCTTTAGCGCCTTCTTTACCGTTTATGCCGCAAGGTAGACGTACAGGTTTACATGGCAGTTTTCCGCCTGTATCACTAAAGCCCGACGTATAAACTAAGTGGATCAACGCTTCTGCTAAATCATAATTATGTATAGGTGTTTCCAATATAAAGCCATATTGAAAATTACCTTCGCTGGATTCTATTATGTAGTTAGGGATTAAATCTTCAGGAACCTTACTAAGTGGTATTTTAGTTCCTATGTCGTCTAGCACCACAACATGGAGGCGTTTAAACTGTTTTTTACGGTTAAATAACTCCCCGTCACCATCTTTTGTAACTGTTGCCGTCCCGAAGTAGCAAACTCTAGAAGGTTTGTTATCTCCAAACTTTGTTATTATTTTGTCTATATCCTTGGGATACGCTGGAGTATTAGTTTTTTGCACCCAACCAATAATATGCTCGTCATGGTCAAGTTCGGAATGAAATACATGGTCGATAAAAGAGTCAATTTCATCCACGTTGTAGTCTATAGCGCCCCTACTTTCTATTTTTACTACGTTTGTTTTTTCTTTAGGTGTTTGCTTTTTTCCGGTGTTGTCTGTAATATCGTTCTGGTGATTAGTGTTAAGTTTCATATTTTTACCTCTAAGTTGTGAATGGGAACCCCGTCTAGTCAACGGGGTTTTTTTTGCCTAGTGATTACCATACCGTCTCAACACCACTGGCTCGGCATTTAACGGCATACCTACCGCAAAAGCGGGTACTTCTTCCATTTTCTGCTGCAACCCTACGGCTGCTTTTTCACTTAGGCTATCGGGAACTTCCAATATTAGCTCGTCATGTACGTGCGCCACAAGATAATCCGCCCATTCGTTTAAGTTTCTTATGCAATTGCGCAATAAACCAGCACAGAAAGCTTGCGCTATATTTTCAGATAGCAGGCCACCCCATAACCGCACTTCCCCCCAGTGCTTTGCGCTATCAGTTGCTTTAGGTTTTACCGCCGCTTTTAACGCAACAATACTACTGCCTCGGTCGGTTTGCTCTATTCTAGCGAATGGATACTGTATAAACGTCCCGTCGGGCAATTCACAAATTAACGTCCCGCCGAGCATTTTAGGTATAAAATGATATGTAACCCGCCCCGCAACAAAAGATTTTTCTCCGCGGCTGCGAATTGCTTTTTTAGCCGCTGTTTCTAGCTTACCCCAAAAATCAACTGCCCATGTATTTTTTGCGCGCCACTGACGTACAATTTTTCTAACCGAGTAATCAGGCAATACCACGCCGTATACTTTAGCCATTGAACTAAACGCGCCTTCTGCCCCGCCATATCCTAGCGATAACTCGGCTATTTTACCTACCTGCCGCTCCGGTGAACTTTTATCAATACTAGGCTTGTTGTATATGCCTCGCGCTGCTTCTACGTAGGTGTCTACGCCTTTACGAAACAAGTCTAGCTTACTCTCTGCTTTAGGGTCGCCTGACAGCCACGGAAGCGCTCGTGCTTCTATAGACGACCAATCACCCACTACAAATTTACATCCTTTCTCCGGTATTAATGCTGGGCGTAATAATTTTGCCAGTGATTGCATAACATCCGGTATATCTTCTTGTGCTGCCATTTTGGTTTTTATAGCCTCGGTTTGCTCGGCGTTGTAGCAATCGCGTTTCATATTGTGAAGTTGTAAACCTTTGCTACTAAATCTGTGTGTTTGACTAGCTCCAGCATGTATAAACGCACCTCTAACCCTATCGTCAATAGGGGAAGCTAACAAATTCATCTTGGCAAACTTGGCAACACTAGAAGCACTGGCGGCATCGAGCAACCGTATTAGTTCTTCTATGTCTTCGTACAAATGCAAATTACCTTCGTCAACCGCAGTTATAACTGCTTCGCGCACTCCTTTATCCAATATTACCTTCTTTTTACCATCTTTCATGGCAGTCATAAGCTTTAATAGATTCTTATCGTTAATGTCGTCGCTGTTTTCTACGGCGGCTAGTATGTATGTTTTGATACGTTGGTATTGAGTTGGTTTTGTAACCGCGCCTTTTGTAATACCTGTAATCTGTTCGGCTATTTGCGATTGTTCGACTACCGCATAACTAGTTGCCAGAAGTGCCAGTTGACGGTCTACTTTAACGCCACGCTCGTTCATACGCTCGCATAACAACCAATCTTTGTGTTCGGTAGGTGTCAATCTTCGGCACGCTCTAAGCCCCGCCACAGTAGCTAGTACGTCTTTCATGCAATAGTCTTTCATCTCTTGCATAAGTGCTGGGGATTCGTTAAAACTGCCGTCTTCTTGTGGTATTGAAAGTAACTTAATTAACTGTTTTCCGCGCGGGTCTTTTAAGTCAGATATTTGCGCTGCTTTGGCGGCATCCTCTAAATTAGCGGGGAGTGCGTTTATACGGAATTGCGCTGATACGCAATACCATTTATCGTAAGCTACTTCTGGGAAATCGTACACCTTACCTACGTGCTGATGTATTAGTCTGTCAAAAGTGGCGTTTACTGCGCCTATAAAAACAGCGTTGTTAAGCTTATCAACCCATAGCTGTGGCATTGCCTCTTGGCAAGGGTCAAATACAATCTTCTCATCCGTATCTTCGTCATACATAGCCAAGCATAAAATATCAGTAGATTGGTGCGCGGCGTAATTATGCGCGCCTACTTCTAGCAAGTTGGCTCTGCTTCGTGTTTCATAATCAAGTACAATCATGTTTATACGCCTTTAATAGCAGGGATAAAAAAGGCCGCTTTAATGCGGCCTCGGTCAGTTAGTAAATTTAAGCTCGGCGCCTGCGCCTTGGCGCTTCCGCTTCCGCTACTATTTCGGGTTCTGGTTCTGCTACAACTTCTGGTTTAGCGTCATTTGTAGGCATAGCCGCCACCCATCCAACTACGTTAATAACCGGCGTATAAATCTTACCGTATTTTTTATGCCTGTAACTATCTTCGGCCAGCTTAATTTCAGGTATTAACAACCCGTCGTGCTTGCCTGATTTTACATGGGCTACAATAGATTTCATAAGGGTATTAATTTCTGTAATACCCCCTTTCGATGTAGTTTTATAAACTAACTGTAGACCTAAATCGGCTCCGTCAATACACACTAATTGGAAACCTAATAAGGCTTTCCATTCCGCGCCTACGTCGGGTAGGTCGAATTTTGTAACTGGTGGCTCAGTCAGTAATCGAATTTCTTCACCTTCTAATGAACCGTCAGCCCATGCTTGGAACCCTGCGAAAAAGGATTCGGTATCAACTGCAAAAACTGATTGAGTATCAACTTCGTCGTCTTCCGCGCCGTGAACCCATTCACCCGCTTTTGTTAACTTTAAGTAATTAAAATCACCGCTTGAGGCGTCGATTGCTACTGCTGCGTCAGCCATAGCGTCAATGGCACGAGATAGGTTTGCTGGTAAATTATTAGTCATTATGGAATATTTCCTGTTTGCTATTTTAAATTTTAATCCGTTTGCTTAATCATTGCTGCAAAAGCACCAACGTTAAAAGCTTCAGGTCGTTTATCGTCAGCGGTGGTTAATGTTGTCCCCGTACTGACAGCTTCAATATAGGCTGCATACTTATCGAAGTCAAGCCCTTTTTGTTTAAAAACTTTTTCAAGTTGTGCTGGTGATTTTAATGTGGCGTTCATAGCGTCCATTATTTTTACACGTCTTGCTTTTTTAATTACTGTTTCAACTTCTGCGGTGCATCTCCATTTTCTTGTGGCGCGTTTATCAACTAGTTTATACCCGCTTATCTTTAAGCCTAATTCTGCTTGTTCGTGCGCCAATTTTTTGACGGACTGCGCCCATTCTACAACCGAGTCGGCTAAATCTAATGCCTCGCTTAACCCTTTAGCATCTTCGCTAGTAGGCTCCATCATCATAGCTTTACGTGCTAACCCTGTTTTAGCAGGGCAGATAGCCATAGCAGGGCAAAACTTGCAGTAGGTTCCTGTTTTTGGTGCGTCAATATTTTGCGCACGTTTGGCTTTTGTATACTCATCTTCAAACTT